ACAAGAATACTAATGGTGTTGATCTCTCGGGGGAGTATTTAAGGCCGTCACAAGTTCAACCAATGCTTCTCCAAGATGGTTCAGGATTGATCTATAACATTAACTTTGATGAACCAGCTATTGGATATATGGAGAATGTACCATCTGCTGATGTAATTCATATTCGCTTACTGTCTAAAAATGGTGGTAAGACTGGTATTTCTCCACTCTCTGCACTGATTAATGAACAACAAATTAAAGATGCTTCAAATGCACTAACTTTAAAAGCTTTGAAACAATCAGTAACGGCTAGCGCAGTTTTAACTATTCAGAAAGGTGGTTTACTTGATGCTGAAACTAGAATTGCTAGATCAAAAGAGATATCGAAGCAAATTCATAACTCTGATGGTCCAGTTGTAATTGATGCACTAGAAGATTACAAACCATTGGAAATGAAGGGAAATATTGCTAGTCTACTCAATCAAGTTGATTGGACTAGAGATCAAATTGCAAAGGTTTATGGAGTGCCGGATAGCTATTTAAACGGACAAGGCGATCAGCAATCATCAATTACTCAAATAGGTGGTCAATATGCTAAGTCGTTAAATCGCTATGTACAAGCAATTGTTAGTGAATTAAATGATAAGCTGCACGCTAATATTTCGGCTGATATTCGTTTTGCAATTGATGCAATGGGTGATCAATATGCTAGTACAATTTCTAACTTGGCCAAAGATGGAACAATTGCAGGTAATCAGGCTCGCTTTATTCTGCAAAATTCTGGTTATTTACCTACTGATCTACCTGATCCAGAAAAGAAACCGCAACAAGCAATTCAATTAATTCAACAACAAGAGGGAGGTGATGATGATGGTAACAATTCAGATGAACGGGGAAGTGATCCCAAGTGATTATGCTGATGTCTATGATTACTTAGGCTATGAGAATATTAATCCTAAGGCTATTAAACAAGCGTTAAATGAAGCTAATGGATCAGACGTAGAACTTGAGATTAACTCTCCTGGAGGCTATGTGGACGCAGGAAGTGAGATCTATACAGCACTTAAAGAATACTCTGGTAAAGTAACTGCAAAAATTACTGGTCAGGCTTGTTCTGCTGCTTCATGGATTGCATTAGCTGCCGATCGTGTAGAAATGTCTCCAACAGCTCAAATGATGATCCATAGAGCTTCGACAATGTCTATTGGAAATAGCGATGATTTGGCTAGTGATTTAAATGCTCTAAATTCATTGGATAAATCATTTGTGGATTTGTACAGCCAACGAACAGGCTTAGATGCTCAAGAAGTATATCGACTAATGTGCAATACCACTTGGATGAATGCCAAGGAAGCCGTTGATAAAGGCTTTGCTGATGAGATCATGTTTCAAAATGATAAAAAACCAGCGCTAGTGAATGCTGATGGCTCATTATCAGTAAAGCCAGATACCATTAATAAGATTAAGAATTTACTTCACGGCAAATCGACCGAGAATGTCGTTAAACTTCAAGAAAATTTGAATAAAGAAAACAAGAGTCAACTTACAAATAAGTTGGCTCTTTTGTTTAGAAAGGAAAATTAATTTCGATGAAAAATATCAATCAATTAAAAGACGCGTTTGATATGGCTGGTCAAAAAGTTCAAGACCTTGAAGATGAACGCGCACAATTTGCCATTGATCTTGGCAAAGATGAAAACTCTCACTCTGTAGATGACATCAAAAAATTAAATGCTAGTTTAAAGAATGCAAAGATGGCACAAGAATTAGCTAAGTCAGCATATGAAGACGCTAGAGCTAACTTGAATGCTGAACCTGTTAACAAAAAGCCATTGCCTGTTAAAGATGGTAAGCCAGATGCACAAGCTATGAAGAACCAATTTGTTAAAGACTTCAAGAACTTAGTAACTTCTGGAACTACTGGTACTGGTAATGCTGGTTTAACTATTCCTGAAGATATTCAATTGCAAATTAGAACTTTAACTCGCTCATTTGCATCTTTGGAAAGCTTAGTAAATGTTGAAAACGTTACTACTTCACATGGTTCTCGCGTTTACGAAAAATTAGCAGACATTACCCCATTAAAAGATTTAGATGATGAATCCGCCTTAATTGGTGATAACGATGATCCAGAATTAACAGTGGTTAAGTACTTAATCCATCGTTACGCTGGTATTACTACTGTTACTAACACCTTATTAAAGGATACTGTGGATAACATCATTCAATGGTTAGTTAACTGGGCAGCCAAGAAAGATGTTGTTACTCGTAATGCTAAGATTCTTGAAGTTATGGGTAAAGCTCCTAAAAAGCCAACTATTTCTAAGTTCGATGATATCAAGGACTTAGAAAACAATACTCTTGATCCAGCAATTGAAAGCACATCTAGCTTCATTACTAACCAATCTGGATATAACATCTTGAGCAAATTGAAAGATGCAAATGGTCGTTACTTAATGCAACCAGATGTTACTAGCCCAGATAAGTACTTAATCGATGGTAAACCTGTAATTCGTATTGCTGATAAATGGTTACCTGATGTTTCTGGATCACACCCACTATACTTCGGTGACTTAAAGCAAGGAATTACTTTATTCGACCGTCAACAAATGCAAATTGATACCACTAATGTTGGTGCTGGTTCTTTTGAACATGATACTACTAAGCTTCGTTTTATCGACAGATTTGACGTTCAATTAATTGATGATGGTGCATTTGCAGCTGCTTCATTTAAGGCTGTTGCTGACCAAGCTAAAGGTACTGCTGATACTGGTAAGTAGTTAGAGGTGATTCTTAATGACCACTTATCTTAAGATCACTGATGGCCTTAAGAGGTCATTAGGATATCTTGATGAAGATGATTCTTTAGACGATGGTTTAAAGAATAAAATGTCAAACGCTTTAATTGCAGCTGAAAGTTATGTTCAACATGCAATCGGTACTGATGTCAAGGACTTCTATATTTCTGAAGAAAATAAACCACTATATACGTTAGTTTGTAATGCTTTAGCTGCTTCTTATGTGCATAATCCATTAAGTATTAGTTCTGGGGCTGTAGTTAATGTTGACATAGTGACGAATGCCATTATTGGTCAATTAAGAGGAAGATATGCTAAAGAATTGGAGGATCAAGATGGTCAGAATACTAAATCCCAGTCGTCAGACTCAGAGAATTGAATTTGGCAAAGAATCTGATGAACCAGAATACGACCAAAACGACAATCCCAAACCTACAATAACCGTTCTGTGGACGACTTTAGCAATTCCCGATACTTTGAACACAACGCAAATTATTCAAGCTCAAGGGCTTAATTTAGCCGACCAAAGAATATATGCGGTTCGTCATCGCTTAGATAGTTTCTGGGATCAAATCTCTAGAGCAAAGATTGACGGAACTTGGTACGAAGTAATCCATATTAATCCAGATGAGCGAAATTACCCGACTAGCTATGACTTAGTTACCGTGAAACAGGTGAACGAACATGGCTAAAGATATGGGAGAATTCTTAGAGAATTGGATTGATTCAGTAGAAAAAGGTATGAAATTATCCGCTGAAGATAAGGCTAAGATCACTGGAACTGGTGCTGAACCGTTTAGAAAGGTATTGCACGACCACACGCCACGGAGTAATGAAATCAATAGAAGAAGGCGCTCTGCAGGTCTGGGGAGATCTTACTCTCCGCATCCAATCGAATCAGTGTAGGCTCCTGCAAGCCAGCACGAGCAAACTCAACCAACGACTTGGGCAGGGTTGCAGAGAACAGAAGTGTCTGGCGATTATGCGGGAGACCATGCAAAATTTCCGTCAATTGAGCAGCGAAACCCATTTCGAATAGTCGATCAGCTTCGTCGAATACCACGTAGCGAATACTGAAAAGATCAAGTTCCATTTCCACCTTCAAATGCAGGAAACGACCGGGTGTCGCAATGATAATGTCGGGGTTGCTAGCCATCATGGAAAACTGGTCTTCCAGACTGTCACCACCAACCAACAGGACTGTCTTCAGATCCGTCCCACGTCCCAATTCCTTGACAACTTTCATAGTCTGCAGTGCCAATTCTCGCGATGGCGCCAGAATCAACCCCCGGGCTCCGACCTTGGTACTGTGACTCTTCAACTTCTCAATCATAGGTACCACGAAAGCAGCCGTTTTTCCAG